CATAATAGTTTACATTTGTTTCACTATATGAGTCTGCTAACTCTGTACCTACGCTATATCCAACATTATTCGTTCCATATGTCCAACCATCACCAAGTGTCCAGCCATTCGCATTTCCTGTGAATGTCCCGTTGGTGAGTTTATTGTGCAAAAGAGTACCGCTAGCAATACTTCCCGTGCCTAACCACACCTCCAGTTCATCATCATAAAATCTTACCGGAAGTTGAAGATTGGTATTTGAGTTCCAAGTATACTGTTGGAGAACTGGTGTAAGCGCAGTATTCGCCGCACCAAGTCGTGAATATCCCGACCTGTTACCAAACTTCTTTTGACGACTAATCAGAACATTTTGTGTTCCGTCAACAAGATATGAACCGATAGTTGTCGGATCTGGAGCCGTTAAATACCCCAAAACACCTGTTGAAAGTTTATAGTTGCTCATTAATGGTTGAAGCGGGGTTTACCGCCATAGTGCATTATTGTTTTCTTTCGTTGGTCTTGATACTCCGAACGAAAGTGTGGATAAAGTGTGGATAACTTTTTCTCCGCGTAACTCATATCGAATACACTATCTGTTCCTTCCATCTGTTGAGCCATTTCTACTAAACACTCGTAGAGATAAAGAGGGAGCGAATCATTGTCTACAAGAACATAATCATCATCAGAAGCCGGGCGAGAGAGGTACGTTCCTGCACTATTTTTGAAGAAGTATTTTCCATAATACTTCATATCAAAGTTCCTACCGTTTGAGCAAACGATATTATCAACTCTGACATTACTCAACGCTGTAGCATTTGCTATCGTAAGTTTTACACTATCAATCGTCGCAGGTGCTACTGTGCCAGTTTCCGTTGCTGAACCCCACGCGAAACGGAGAAGATTATAACCAACCTTAAATGCCGTTCCATCCGCTTGCGTCGTCTGTGCCGTACTAGTCCAGTACGCAGTAGTGAGATCGTTACCCCACACAAGAGAAATGCTCGTCGGCGCGGAAGAAAGATACACCCACACAAAGAACGAGCCTGTTTCGTCTTCATCCGTAAGGTCAACTGCCGTCATTGTGGTGTTCTGAATACCATCTCCTGTCGTTACAAGGTCAAATTCTATTGACGCAGAACCGGAAATCTTAAATATCTCATTCGCTTTAAGCCCCGTAGCCGTTCCAACCGCGCTCCAAGTACCATTGGCGGTCAAACTATTCATCGTATGAATAGTCTTTGGAGCCATAGACCGCCAATTTATCCTTATTATTTTTGAACCTTCACTTCCTTCAATCGAGACTGTTTTCTCCTTAATCGCTTTTGTAAGGTCAAATTCAGAAGCATTTTTACGATATGCGTTATCCCACGAACCCCTATCGTCTTGTGGAATCAAATCAATCAGTGAAAAATAATCCGAAGGAAGTGGGTAATTATATACATCATCATGGATTGTCTGTGAGAGTGCCGCCGTTCGCATTGTTTCAAGAGGTTTACATTTGAGAAGAAAGTTTGATGCTGCTCTCTCAAATAACGCCTCTTGATTGCGTATTTTATTGAGAGTGCCTCCGTGACACATCCCGATCAAACTTTCTTTTATTTGAGAGAGTAAAAACATAAAACTATTTAAGTTCTCTAATAGGGGTTGCCGCAATAAAGATATTATATGCCGGGTTCCCAATCGGACTATATGATACAACACGTACATACGGAGCATCTATTTCAATAGGAAATGCACCATTTATCTTTGTCGAATCACCAGACGGATCACTATATGTGTTATACGTCGTTGACGCATAAACAAACGTGTTTAATGATGGGGCAAAAGAACTTGTAGAAGTAGCACTATCCAAAGAAAACCAATACGTACCGTCATTTGATACTTCGGTTCGGAACAACACGGTTGGCGCGGTTGATGTTGATGTTACCTGAAAACGAACTAACGCCTTATCATATTTTGTAGTAACAGAATCAGCATTGTAAATTGAAACCGTTGAAGTCGCTTTTCCGGGGAGTGTGTATGTCGGAGAAGTAATTGTTGAACCGGTACTTGAAGCAAAAGACTTCATAAACTGTGAAGGATTTGCAGCTGCAATCCCAGCAAGCCCCGCTATCGCTAATGTTATAATCGCAATTATCTTTTTCATTTTTGTTAAGTTAGTTTTTAATTGTTCCGCCTCCTGTCCTCTCCCCCTCGCGATTTTAGAATCCTAGGATTCTATTTAGAGGAAGAGAGAGGAGGAAGAACTAGATACCCGTTGGACACGTTATTGAACCTGAAATCACAGTTCCATTAAGGATGTAGATTTCAGAACAACCTGCTCCATCAGAATCTTCCAAAATGATGCGTCCGCCCTTATTCGCACCTGCACCAGAAGAAACAACGACACTTGATGTCGCTGACGAGCTTTCAACAAGAAGTTTCGCTATAGAAACAGTTGTCGAACCAACAGCCATATTCCCAACACCGTAAAGTGTCGAGCTAAATGCGCCAGTTGTACCTGTATATGCGCCAGCCGACGTAATCGTCTTAAACTGTGCGTTGCTATTCGGCATACGGAAGTATGTATCTGCCGTAGTGCCATACCCTGATTGGTCATTACCACCAACCAGAGAGACTCCGACGATGGTGACGATAGCCGCCACGAGAGCCGAAATCAGAACTGTTTTGAATGTTTCATTCATAAGAGTTGGTGATTAAGTGATAATAACTATGCGGATACAGTTCCCGATGAACCGACATATCCGCAATAACTCTCCGGAAAGTGCGCCTCCATGTAGCGAGCACGATAGATCCATGAATCGTTAGCAGTTTTGGTCGGGTCAATAAGATCCGTGGTCAATCCCATGAACACTTTGCGGTTTGCCATGTGCTGACTAGAGAGCAAGTGGTATGAGGTGTTTGCGTTTGTAGCGGCATTGTACGTTGAGCCGAGGAAAATCGAAGCACCAATCTTAATCGTACCGTAATCGGTATTGAAGAAGTTGATTTGATTTTCACCAGAGAACGGTACGAGTTCGGAGTTCAAAGTTTCTTTCGCGGTCTTCAAGAGGATGAAAGGAACAAGAATCGCCTCGAACAAGTAGCTTCCGGCTTCGCCGTCTTGCGCTTTCTGATTAGCCAGAGACTGAACACCAGTCCAGAGATAATCAGCGTTGAGAACGCCTGTTTCAAGGTTATCAACATTCGCTCCTTTGAGAGTGGTGTGGCTATCAGAAGCCCAAGCATCACCATCGGGGGTGGTATTAACTGACCCAGCGAAAGCATCTCCGTAAAGATTAAGGAGGGCTTTCTTGTCTTGGGTCAAACGAGCGCGGTCACCAATCTGTGAACCGATTTTCGATCTCTTACCGACTGCATCGGCTTTAAATGCTTCCATGGAAACAGGGATTTGCTTGCCCCATTTCTGCATTTTTTTCGTCTTCGTGTTTCCGATAAACGTATCGGTGTCTGCAAATTCTTCCTGTTCGTCCATTTCATCGAAACCGCCAACGTTGGAATCTTCATCCCAAGTATAAGCGAGTAAATCAGAAGTAGATTGTTTGAAGAATGTTTCATCTTGTGCTGAAACATATTCGAGCTGTTGAGCGCGTTGATATGTTTCGTACGCTACTCCGTCAATCTCCGTTTGAACGGCATCGGGAGAGAGAGCAGCAGTGTGACCTCCTTGAGGATTCATGTTTGTGTTTTAAAATTAACTAATAACTTTTACTTATGTGACATCTAAGCAATATGCTCTCGCATCTACAACCACGTCGAGGGTTGAGAGTGCGGTGTTTCCACCAACGATAGTCAAACCATTAACGTCTGCGGCTGCGGTATCTTTAATGGTGTAAAGCTGTCCACCATCAGCGGCTCCGGTTGCATCATAGTCAATCAAGGATTTGTCCATGATTATCAATGCGAGTTCCGTAAGGGTATCAACATTCGCAGCAGTTTCCGCTTTTCCACGGATTCTACCAACACACGGAACAGGGGTTGCTACATTGAGCCACTGTTCAGCAACGGTTCCAGCCGCCACGTTTACAGAGTTCTCATTGGCTATACCACCAAAATTGTGAGTTCCAATAACCGGTGTATCAGCCGCCGCAAGTACCATCGTGTTCGCCGAAGCGACACCGGAAGAGTACGTTGCAACAGAGTGAACGGGTTCACCTGCCTGAATTGCGGTTCCTCCTGCTACTACGTAGCGAGGGAAAATCGCTTTAGGTCCTATTACTTTTAAGTCTGCCTTTGCCATGTTTTTAATTTAATTACGTCGCAAAATGACGATGGTTTTGCCATCGCATAATGCTTTGCTAATAAAGCGTGGTAATTAGATTACGCTCCTTGCCAAGTCTTTTTCGTTCTTGGATCTTTGTAAAGAAATCCTTTCGGAAGTTTCTTCTTAAAGACTTTTAACTTAGTGTCATAAGCATATCCCGCTCGCGTATATGATGCCATGTCTTGTGCAGACATCTTTGGTGCGGTAGAAGATATATTATCTCTGACACCACTTGAGGTATTCTTAGAAACCGTATCTTTTGATTGAAGTGCACGCATAAGTTCACTGTTTTTAGAAAGAATTTTTTTACGATTTGCTATCACATACGCCTCTTCCATCTGGTCGGTGAGAGTCATCCCCTCAGGGAAGGTTCGGTTTTTATGAATTTCAACAATCAATCTTGCCTCCGAATCGGAAGAAGATAATTGTTTTGCAATATCCTGTACGCGATCTGCGTATAATTCTTTTGTAACTTGTTGTCTTATGGTTAAGAAGTCTTTACGAGTAAGAGGTTTATCATCATCTGATTCCTCTTCCTCTATCTGTTCCTCTTCGGCTTGACGCTTTTCTTTTCGTTTTTGAAAAGCCTCTTTCGCCTTAATAGGATCAGGTATACCTCTTTTCCTTTCAATCTCAAGTTCGGCTTCGTAATCTATTTCAGTTTCTTTTTTTTGCGAAGAACTATCCTCTTGGTCCTGTTCGGACTCGTTGGATTTAGCGTTCTCTTGAGTTTCCTCAACTTGCGCATCGGAAGATTTCTCTTCCGTATTCTCTTTTGTATCCATACTTGGAATCGTGTTTTTAGACCCGTCGGTCATACTTTATAGCCGTTAGGCAATCCCCCTCGCGGAGGTAAAGTGTTTAATTTTTAACGATTGAATCAAGTTTCGCGTCTATTTCATTCATCATAAATATCAAGAGTTTTCCGGCGATCATATCCGCTTCTGTTTTTGATTTTACAAACCCCGCCTGTTGTCCCTGCCAAAGTAATTCATTTTTAAGAACTTTCCATAATACTGATTCCTTAAATGTCTTTGCTTGTGATTTAAGTGTATTTATTTGAGCAGGACTCAGTTCTTCTCCTTTGAACTTCCAATCTCTCAAAATATCTTCTGCTTCAATACAATTAAATGTTTCTTTTACAAGGAACCGAGATAAATGTCTTTGTAGTATCAGTTGTTCTTCATTCTTCATATTAGAAAGTTTCTTCTTCCTCTATTTCTTCCTTTTTTACTTTTTTCTTTGTCTCTTTTTTCTCCGCTAATGCTTTTGCCGCTTTGATTTCTCCTGTTTCTTTTCCAAGCGGGATTATGACAAACTGTCCGTTTATCTTGTACTGCATCATTACTACCGGAGCTTCAAGTGGTTTCTTTGATTTGAAATCATAAAAAGAACCGTGAACAACCTTCCCGGCAGAATCTCCTTCAACTTTAATCATTCCTCCCAATTTGTCGTATTCTGCAAGAAGTTTAGATTCAAGTACATCAACTTCTTCCTTTGTTAATTCCACTCCAACTTTTTTCCACACTCCATCTTCTTTGTATGCACCTTCGCCAACGCCACCAAAAACAGTACCGTTTAAACGTTGAGTACCCTCTAGTGCCCTTACTACTTTTTCTTCGTTTACGAGTTCGTATTTATTTTGTACTTTCATAATAATATTATACCATATTTTTACCCATCGCGCTAGAAATCATATTATTCTCCGCCATCGCTCCCGCAGGTGCTTTGGTAGGAGTATTTTCTTGATTTCCCATCACGTTGGATGTTTGTTTTACTAATAAGTTTTCACCTTCTCCTTTGAAATATGAATAAAGAAGTTTTCTTAATAATTCTTCAGCAGATACCAACGGATCATTACGCAACTGCGTATACAACTGTGAAAGCATCGCTTGTTGGAATTCTTCGTTTTTCGGGAACAGAAGTTGTGGTTCAACCTGCACATAATATTTCAAATTCGCAAAGATTTCCGGATTAATAAGAATGAGATGTTTGCTATGCTGTGGATAACCAATTTCTGTAAGCATCTCCATTTCTCTTTCCCTTTTCTCTTCCTTTCCCATCTCGTTTCCGAGTAATCCTTCGTCAAAACGAAGTGTTTTTGAAACCTCTTTTCCTCCGATATTCTTTTTAGGAAGAATAAATGAACGATATTTCATCCTCTGACTATCTCCAATGAGTTGGTCTACCTGTGGTATACTCAAATGGTTTATAGCAATATCAATCATCAACGAACCATACTGCGTAATTGATTCCGCCATCGTCTTACCAACGCCCTGCAACATCGTCTTTGCATTCTTCTCAGCGATAGAAAGTGCCGTTGCTTTTTGTGCCGCATCAGGGAGTTGTCCACCGGTAACGTCTGATACGGAACTTTCATCCATAGACTTTTCCACAACAGACATCGCGCTGAACATGTTTCCAAGATTTGCTTGAGGAAGAAGTGGTTGAACTTTTACATCTTTATCAGCAAAAGCCATTACAGATGATGGGAAGATAACTTCACCGTCAATTTTATCCGTACCGGAAATCGCAATCGGCATATTCGTATCAAGAAACGCTCTGTTCATTCCCATTTCGTATTGCGCATCAAGAAGTTGGTTATCCCAATACTGAATGTTCATCAACGATTTATAGAAATAGAAATGTTCATTGATTCTCTGATAACCAAATGGAACTATATTATATTTTGGTGCGTTTCTGTTATCTCTGTGTTTAATTGGATTTCCTTCTGTGTCATTATCTCCCATGTAGATACCACCAACAAAAGGAACCTCACGATCATCTCTCCTGTTCTTATAAATTACTTCCTCTACCAATCCTTCGTGTTCACTATCAGAACTATCATAAAAGAGTCCATCTTCGTCATTAAAAATTGCACTTACTCCCGGATTTACAAAGTTCCAATCTTCGTGTTCTCCATATTTTGCTTCTGCCTCGCTATAATCAATATATTGTCTATGAATTATAGAACGCTGTTTCTGCGTATTCTGTTCATACGCATTTGAAATAAGTATCTGGTCGGCTGTATATACCGGTGCTTGAAATCCTGAAAAAATCTCATCAAGAACTTCTTTTGTCGTATATCCTTTCGCAGTTTTTTCTTTAATCTTTTGATATACCTCGCAATACTCTGCTCCGAGATACGTAACTGGGTTTACCAACATTCCCATTGTTGCCAATAAGAAAGATGATTTGTAGTTTGAATTTTCTGTCATCCACTCGGTAATATCACGCGCAATAGAGGACATTTCTCTGTCCTCTTCTCCAGCTTCGTTTTGCGCCATAAACATCGGGACCATATATCCCGTTGTTATTTGTGCATGAAGCATTACTGCTTTATCTCTCGCTTTTCCTCTTGTCCCTCTCCACTTCCACGCATCATTTGGATCTTCATTTTCTTCATCAACAAAAGAATTAAACGTTCTTTGGTCGCGGTTCATTCTATCAATTACAGATAGTCCACCGAGTTCTTCATATCCGGTATGGAGTATCTCCATTCCGTCTTCGTACGCACTCTTTACATCCTTTGTGATATTTTTAATATCCTGAGAAGGATTATAAACAGAAATAATGTCGCTTTTAATTTCTGAAATCATTTTTTTGTACAACCACC